GGGAGTCGTCGTCGGTGCCGAGAATTGAGAAGCCGAAAACGGCCTGCGGAGCGCCACTGATATTCATCGGCGATCCGTAACCCCCGGACCGCGGCGCTGACAAGGCGAAACCAGCGGGAGCTTGCGGGCGGGCAGAGCGTCTGCCAAAATAGGAAAAAAGGCTTGACCAAACACCCCATCTTGGTGTATATAAATGCTTATGCTTGGCGCAGTGAGCTGACGTCGTATTTCATACGTATGGTGCGCTTCGTGATCTTAGCGGAGCGGCGGCGCTTCTGTGCCTATTGAGCGATCCCAAAATTTTGAGATGATACAAACGTCATTGAGCATTCTCTATACTATAGGAGCCGGCTGCGTGGCGGGCTGCGGGCATGGGCCGTCGAGGCGCTAAGGCAGGCTGGGCAGATGCCCGCTGCACATCACCTATTCCTATTGAACGAGCTTGAGCTCGTCGCAGAGGGGCATTCCGATCGTTTAATGATTTTGATGCCGCCTGGTTCGGCAAAGTCGACCTATGCCTCGGTTATATTTCCCGGCTGGTGGTTTACCCAATTCCCTTGTTCGTCGATTATTTGCGCGTCGCATTCAGCACAGCTAGCCGAACATTTCAGCCGTCGCGTCCAAAAGTTAATCATCGACCGGCGTCACAGCCTTGGGTTCACGGTCCGCAGCGACCACCATTCGAAAGGTGCATGGTCTACAACGACCGGCGGGGAATACTATTCAGTCGGCGCGCGTGGCGCGATCGCAGGTCGGCGAGCGGATCTGGTAATTATCGATGATCCGATCAAGTCCCAGGCGGATGCCGAAAGTATTCGGGTGCGGGACCATCTGTGGAGCTGGTTCCGATCCGACATAACCACTCGGCTTCGTCCAGGTGGGCGTATTGTTCTGATCATGACTCGTTGGCATCCAGACGATTTGGGAGGACGCTTGCTGGCGACCACCCCTGATGAGTGGAAACTTGTTCGATTGCCGGCTCTAGCAGAAGCGAATGACCCGATGGGCCGTCCGGTAGGAGGGCCGCTATGGCCTGAATGGGAGGATCACGAGGCACTTGTTCGCAAGCGTGCACTGATTGGCGAGCGGACGTGGGCGGCTCTGTTCCAGCAGAACCCACAACCGGCTACCGGCCGACTTTTTACATCCGAGCGGATAACGATTGTCGGGCAACCGACCACGGCCAATATCGCTGTACGGGCGTGGGATCTGGCCGCCACCGAAGGAACCGGACGGAATGATCCCGACTGGACTGTTGGGGTTAAGCTCTGCCGTGACGAGGCCGGCCGCTTCGTCGTGCTAGACATAACGCGTGCCCGCGGGACGCCACACCATGTGGAGAACCTTATCCTGAGCACGGCCAGGGCTGATGGCAGATCCGTTATCATATCTATACCAGAAGATCCAGGGCAAGCGGGGAAAAGCCAAATTTCCTATCTAGTGCGCCAACTGGCGGGATTTCATGTCCAGTCGTCCCGCGAGACCGGGTCCAAAGCGACTCGCGCAATGCCTCTGGCATCGCAGGTCGAAGCCGGCAATCTGTCGATAGTGGGCGCTGAGTGGAACCGGGTCTTCTTAGACGAAATCGAGAATTTCCCTTGGGGTAAAAAAGTTGATCAGGTCGATGCGCTCGTAAGGGCATTCAATGCAATTGCGTCGCAGCCACGCTCGGCCGGGCCCCGCGCCGTTTCGCTATTGGGCCGATAGCGGTCAGGCAATCATGTCACCAGGTTAAGCTATGTTCGACACGCTTTGCGACCTTATCCCGCGGGACTCCGATTATCCCGATCGGGTCAGACGACTCACGATCTTCAACCGGGTTCTGGACGGCACGCTGTACGATGTCCTGCCCCATCACTTTCATGAAGAGCGGACAGAGGCCGGCGAATATATTCCGCTGCGCCAAAGGCGTCCAAGCGTACGCTATCCGCTGTGCAGGACGGTTGTCGAGGATAGCGTCTCGCTTCTGTTCAGCGAGGGGCACTTTCCCACGATCCGTTCCAGCGACGCGACCGTTGGGGCTGTTTTACAGGACGTCGCCAACGAGACACATCTCAATCACACGATGATCGAGGCGGCGATTCGCGGGTCGGTTGGCTCGGTTGCTCTACTGCTCCGCGTTCTCCAGGGGCGACTGTTCATTGACGTGCTCGATACGCTTTACCTAACGCCGGTTTGGGACCCCTTTGCGCCAGACACGTTGCTGCGGGTAGAGGAACGATACAAAGTACCGGGAACGGATTTGGCAGCGCTTGGATACGACGTTGACGATCACGACGCCGAATACTGGTTTGCCAGAACGTGGGATGGTGAGAATGAGTTCTGGTTTCAACCTATTCCCGTCGGAACATCGGTCACTGCCGAGGTTGATGAGGCACGCTCGACCACTCATGGACTGGGAGCAGTTCCCATCGTGTGGATCAAGAACCTGCCCGGGCGCTCGTGCACCGGCGACCCGGCGGACGGTGCTTGCACATTCGCCGCCGCCTTACACACACAAGTGGAAATAGATTACCAGCTCAGTCAAGTGGGTCGCGGTCTGAAGTACAGCAGCGACCCCACGCTCCTGCTCAAGGATCCAGCCCTGCCGGATGGGGAGATTGTCAAAGGCGCGGGCAATGCGCTCGTCGTGTCCGAAAAAGGCGACGCCCGACTACTGGAGATCGGCGGCACAGCTTCGGCCGCGGTGATTGAATACGTCAGAACTTTGCGTGAGCTGGCGCTAGAAAGTATCCACGGAAACAGAGCGAGCCCCGAACGCTTAACTTCAGCACAGTCCGGCCGCGCCTTGGAGCTTCTCAACCAGGGACTAATCTGGCTGACCGACAATCTTCGCACAAGCTACGGAGAGGCGGGTCTACTCCAGCTCGCTCGGCTTATTATCAAAGCTTCGCAGGCTTACGATCTCGTGGTACGTGGGAAGAGTATTGGCCCACTCGATACCAACGCATCGCTCAGCTTGCATTGGCCGCACTGGTATCCGACGAGCGCAGACGACCGCCAGAAGGATGCACAATCGCTTGCGTTACTTGTCAATGCGGAGTGCATAGATCGACAACAGGCGATGCATATATCGTCAGATCTATTTGATTTCGAGCATCAGAAGATTGCGTTCGACCCAACTTAGACAAACATGTTGTAGGAAGATCACTCATGAGTGGCAGTGACGACGGTGAGCTGTCGGATAGCACGACGGAAACCGCAACGCCTTTGACGAGCCCGGGTCCAGACGAAATCAATACCATCAAAGCTGAGTTTCACGCCCGACTGGTGGCTGCCAGTTTGCGGATGGAGGCGGTACGGGCTGGCATGATCGATCTGGATGGCCTGAAGCTGCTGGATACGTCGAAGGTACAATTGGCGGCCGATGACACAGTTATAGAAGGTGCGCGGCTTATGCAGTCGCTTCGCGAGAGCAAGCCGTGGTTGTTCAAGGCGAGCTCATCATCGAGCTCCGCTGTTGCCCCTAGCTACCGGCCGGTTCGGCAAAAGAGCGCCATGGAGATGACTGATGACGAATACGCGGCTGCCCGCAATGCGCTGCTCCAGTATTGACGGGCGGGCAACCGTGGCACGAATTTCATTCTAGGGCTCAACAGGAACATTCATGAGCATTCAAAATTTTCCCGCGTCACTGCAGCCGATCATTCAGCAGGGCTTCCTCGAACGCGAATTCTCCCAGGCTCTGCAGTCTCGCCTTGGGTACCGAGCGTGCGCAGACCGAGTCAAGATTGCCGCGGGGATTGGTGAAACTATAACCAAGACGCGCGTCGGATTGAAGCCGACGGTTACGACTCCCTTGGCGCCGGCGCTGAATACTAATTTCGATAACGGGCTTACGCCCGCCAATTGGGGCGTTGAGCAGTACACGCTGTCAATCAACCTGTATGCCGCGACGACAGACCTCAATATGGTTGTCGAGCGCGTCGCCATCGCCTCACAGTTTCTTCAAAATGCCTATGTCAACGGCGAGCAGGCGGCCCGGAGTCTCGACGAGTTGAGCCGAAACGCGTTGTTTGGTGCCTACATGGGCGGCAACACTCGTGTGCGCAGCACGCTGACGAACGCGGGGCCGATCGTTGCAATTGACGACATTCGCGGGTTCCAGACAGGATTTGTCAATGGCATCCAACAAGGGGTCAGCAGCACAAATCCGATGACTGTGACGATCGGGTCAAACGTGTATGCCGTGATTGCCTGCGCGGCGGACGCTGTGAACGCGTCAACGGCCCCCAATGGGATCTCGGGCACGCTTACGACAGGAAGCGACGTTTCTGTATCCGATGGAACGGTTGGCAACACGGTGACGGCTGCCGACGCGTCGACGATTGTCCGTCCGTCGCAGCGCGGGAACACGGGGCAGCTTGCGGCCTCGGACACGTTGACGATGTCTTGCCTGCTGGACGCTGTGGCGAAGCTTCGCTTAAATGCCGTGCCGGAAATTGACGGCGCTTACAATTGCTATCTTGACCCCATCTCATCCCGCCAGCTTTTCGCCGATCCGGACTTCAAGCAGCTTTTCCAAGGTGCGACATCGGCTAATCAGGTGTTCAGGAAAGGGATGACCAACGACTTCCTGGGTCTTCGCTTTGTCCCGACGACGGAAGCATTTGTTCAGCCGCATCCCTCCCTGTCGGGATTGATGATACGACGCCCGATCATCTGCGGCCAAGGCGCACTGATAGAGGGCGACTTTGCGGGCATGGCGGCAAGCGACGTCGCGCCGGCCGATTCGATTATTACGATAGTCGACGGTATCGCAATGGTAACTCGTGAGGCTATTGACCGCCTCCAGCAGATCATCGCTCAGTCCTGGTACTGGATCGGCGGGTTCTGTGCTCCATCGGACACAACCACCAACCCGTCCACGATACCGACCGCGACGAACGCCGCGTATAAGCGCGCCGTCATCGTCGAACACATCGG